TCGTCAAAACGGCTCTCCCATCTCCAAAAGGGAGTGAGGATAACCCTTTGGGACCTCAGAAATGGAGGTCGCTATGACAAACGAACAGAAACAGCAAATTATAAAATTACGACAGGACGGATACGGATATGCTACCATCGCTTCCTCTCTGGGCCTGACGAAAAACCAAGTGTCCGCCTTCTGCCGCAGAAGCAATCTGACCGGCACCAAAGCGGCTGTGCATATAGAAGAAAAGCCGGAGCCGAACTGCTGCCGTAACTGCGGCAAGCCTCTGACTCAGACACCGGGACGCAAGCCTGTGAAGTTCTGCTGCAATGACTGCCGCACTCACTGGTGGAATACCCATCTGGACAAGGTCAACCGCAAAGCCTTTTATTCCTTCACCTGCGCCTGCTGTGGGAAACCTTTCACGGCCTACGGGAATAGCCACAGGAAATACTGCTCCCACGACTGCTACATCGTGGACCGCTTCAAAGGTGGTGATCGCCATGACTGAGGAGCAATTCGAGCGTGAAAAATTGTATCAGGCCAGCATGAATCTCTTTAAAAGTATGCTGGAAAAGGGCCTCATCACAGAGGAGCAATACGCCATAATTGATACAAAAATGCTGGAAAAATACAGGCCATTATTGGGTACATTATTCGCAGAAATAACTTGATAATAATCGCTTTTAGAGTGATATATAGTAGCGGAAAGGAGCTGATTTTATGCGAAAAATCAATAAAATTGAGCCATTGATGCCTGCGCTGCCGACCCGAAAAAAGGTCGCTGCCTATGCCAGAGTTTCAATGGAAAGTAAACGCCTCCAGCACTCTTTATCAGCTCAGGTCAGCTACTACAGCGAACTGATACAGAGTAATCCAGAATGGGAATATGCTGGTGTGTATGCTGATGATGGCATCACAGGCACTAAGACAAACCGAGAAGAATTTCAGAGACTGCTTGCTGACTGCGAGGCCGGGAAAATCGACATTATTCTTACCAAGTCCATCTCCCGCTTTGCCAGAAATACAGTAGACCTTTTGGAGACCGTCCGCCACTTAAAAGAGCTGGGCATTGAGGTCCGCTTTGAAAAAGAGCGCATCAATTCCTTGTCCGGCGATGGCGAGGTCATGCTGACGCTGCTGGCCTCCTTTGCACAGGAAGAAATCATCAGCCTTAGCAACAATGTAAAATGGGGAATCAGAAAGCGCATGGAGCAAGGCATCCCCAACGGCCACTTTAGAGTGTACGGCTACCGCTGGGAAGGCGACCAGCTGGTCATTGTCCCGGAGGAAGCAGCCATTGTTCGACGCATCTTCCAGAACTTCCTTGATGGCAAGTCCCGCCTTGAGACCGAGCGAGAATTTGCCGCAGAAGGCATCACCACCAGAGACGGATGCCGCTGGGTGGATTCTAACCTGAAGGTGGTTCTCACCAATATAACCTACACCGGCAATCTGCTCCTACAGAAGGAATATGTGGAAGACCCTCTCACCAAAAAACGCAAAAAGAACCGTGGCGAGCTGCCGCAGTTCTATGTTGAGGACACCCACGAAGCCATCATCGACAAAGAGACCTTTGACTATGTGCAGGCTGAAATGGCAAGACGCAAGGAGCTGGGCGCTTTCGCAAACAAATCCCTGAACATTACCTGTTTTACTAGCAAACTCAAATGCAGCCGCTGCGGATGCAGTTATGTGCGCAATCAAAGAGCCAACCGCACCAAGCACACTTCCACCTACGATGATACGATTGTCGTTTGGGGATGCGGCACTCAGAAGAAAAAAGGTGGTCGCTGCTCCAACAAGGACATTCCGGAGCGTGTGCTGCGAGAAGCCTGCGCTGCTGCACTGGTTCTTGAGGACTTCGACGAGGATATTTTCCTTGAGCGTGTGGACACCCTTCAGGTGCTGGACGGTCAGGTTCTGGAGTTCCACTTCTACGACGGCACCGTTTCCCAGATTGAATGGGTATCCACAGCCAAGAAGGATTGCTGGACGGATGAACACAAAGACCGCCAGCGTGAGTGGATGCGCAACTACATGGCGAACGCTACAGATGGCCGCTATTCGGAATTTACCACCAGAATCCGCTGTAATAACTGCGGCAGCAACTTCCGCAGGAATACGCAACCCAGCAAGTCAGCCGACGGCGGCAAGATGCATTATTGGCGCTGCCCGACTTCCGGCGACTGCGTTACTACCGGCATTCGTGAGGACAGGCTCAAGGAACTGACCGCTTCGGTGATGGGGCTTTCCGAACACGATGCGGAAGCCTTCAAAGCACAGATCGAGTACATTTCGGTCGCTGCCGGTATGGTTCTGACCTTCCACTTCTTTGATGGCCGGGAAGAAAGTCTCCAGTACAATACCAAACGCCAAGGCACAGCATGGACACCGGAGCGCCGTGAGAAATTCAAATCTTCTATGCAAGGCAAATATACCGAGGAGCGCCGACAGGCCATGAGCGAAAATATGAAACGGATAAGGAGTGAGAAACATTGGTCGTCCAAAAGAAAGTAACCACAATACCGGCGACGCTGACCAGATTTACAGCAACGCCAATCAACCAGCAGAAAAAGCGCCGTGTGGCCGGATACGCCCGTGTTTCCACCGACCACGATGACCAGTTCACCAGCTACGCTGCGCAGGTTGATTATTACACCAACTACATCAAAGGGCGTGACGATTGGGAGTTTGTCGATGTTTATACCGACGAAGGTATATCCGGAACCAGCACCAAGCGTCGTGAAGGCTTCAAGCGCATGGTCGCCGACGCTCTGGACGGAAAGATTGACCTGATTGTCACTAAGTCGGTCAGCCGATTTGCCCGTAACACCGTCGACAGCCTGACTACCATTCGACAGCTCAAGGAAAAAGGCATCGAGGTCTATTTTGAAAAAGAAAACATCTGGACCTTTGATGGCAAGGGCGAACTGCTCTTGACCATCATGTCCTCACTGGCGCAGGAAGAAAGCCGCAGCATTTCTGAGAACTGCACTTGGGGCCAGAGAAAACGCTTTGCAGACGGTAAGGTCACGGTTCCATTCAACCGCTTCCTTGGCTACGACCGTGGCCCGGACGGAAATCTGGTAGTCAACCCGGAGCAGGCAGTTATCGTGCAGCGCATTTACGCCATGTTCCTGCAGGGAATAAGCTACCACGGCATCGCCAAACAACTGACCGCCGACGGAATTCCTACACCCGGCGGCAAGAATAAATGGAGCATTTCCACTATCCGCAGCATTCTCAGCAACGAGAAGTACAAAGGCGATGCACTTCTGCAGAAGTCCTACACCGTGGATTTCCTGACCAAAAAGACCAAAGTCAACGAGGGCGAAATCCCACAATACTATGTAGAAAAAAACCACGAAGCCATTATTTCACCGGATGTTTTCGCAATGGTCCAGCGTGAAATGGCCAAGCGTGGTCGTGGCAAGAATTATCACAGCAGCGTACACGCATTTTCTTCCCAGATCCGCTGCGGCCAATGCGGATGCTGGTATGGTTCAAAGGTCTGGCATTCCAACAGCAAATACCGCAAGACCGTCTGGCAGTGCAATCACAAATTCGACAACGATGAACATTGCACCACGCCGCATCTGACGGATGAGGACATCCAGAACGCTTTCCTGTCGGCGGCAAACAAGCTGCTGGCCACCAAAGACGAGGTCATCGCCAACGGTCACGAGATGGTGGAACTGCTCTTTGACACTTCCGAGCTGGAAACGGAACAGGCCACCTTGCTGGAAGAAACGCAGCTGATTTCGGATATGGTACAGCAGAGCATTTACAAGAATGCCCATGTTGCCCTCGACCAAGCGGAATACCAGAAACGCTATGACAGCCTGACGCACCGATTCGATACTGCAAAGGAGCGCTTGGAGACGGTCATGGCCCAGATCCAACAGATGCAGCTGCAACGAGCCGACATTGAAGCCTTCCTCCAGTCCTTTACGGAACTGCCGGACACACTCACCGAGTTTAGCGCTGAAAACTGGCATGCGCTGGTGGATTACGCCACCGTCTACAGTGCAGACGATATCCGCATCACCTTCAAACACGGTCAGGAAATAAAGGCATAATCCCATAGAAGCAGAAACGCCTCACCACTGGATTTGATTCCGGCGGCGAGGCGCTTTTGTTATTTTTTTACTCTTCTTGTCACTTAATAGCCCATTTTTTTAAGGATCTTGTCCGTTTCTTCAAACTCGTCTTCCGTGCTGTTCTGCCATGTTGAATCATTACAATATCTGCAATACATGGCTTTTCTATCCCTCATTCTATGGCAATATGGACATTCAACCACATCGTCTTCTCCCGTTTCCACAGATGTTCGATGAGCGCAAATGGAGCAATAAATAGTGTCTCCTTCATCCCACAAGGTGCTTTCATCTGTATTTCCACAATTTGCGCACCTCATACCGTCTTCATCCGGGAGATATGTATAGCTGGTATCATTATCATCGTCAGAAGACTGCGACGCAAGATATACGGTGCCAACAACAGCCGCTGCAACACCCACAACTTTACCTGCAGTTTTTAGCCACTCTTTTGCTTTTTCCTTTCGTGCCATTTTACATTCAATACATAATGTTCCGTCAGGGTCCGGGATAACCTTTCCACAATCCGAACAGATGCCTTTTACATTGTCGAAAGTCGTGTCGTTCTCATATCCACAATTTCCGCAAATATGTCGTGTTGCCGCTCTGTCAAATCCGTTTTGGATATTGAGATACGTACCACATTCATCACAAAACCAGAATACGTAATCATCTTCAAACTCGTCAGCTGAGAGTTTATATCCACAGTCCTCACAGGTCCAAAGTGTAGATTTTTTATTTATGGTCATTTTTCCATGCTGACAGGCTGGGCAAAACATCCATTTCTTGATTTTTCGTATGTACGCGTAGGTGGCAGCTTCAATAAGATTTTTACGCTTCGCTGGTTTTAATTTCTTCATCTATCGCACCTCCTTCGTCTGAAGTGGCTGTTAATTCTTCGCTGAAAGAAGTATAAATCTTTTCACCCATTTCATCGTGTGCTTTACGATCAGCTATCTTCTTTTTTACGAATTTTACGCCTTTTGGAACAAGGTACAGCGCACCGCACACTCCAAAGGTAATAGCACTACCTTTAACTAAGCCCATTTTTTCTCCTTTGGCGATGCCAGTTTTTTCGCCTTCTGTCAACGCATAATTAAAGATATTTTTTACACCTTCTAACATATTGCCATCGCCAATGGCCTTGAGAGGCTTTGTTACATCAGGTGCTGCAGCTGATGCAGTGTTCAGCAGTTCTCCAATCTGTTTTCCACGGTTACTCATTTCTTACCCTCCTCAATAGATATACTATCAATCAGTTTTTGGAACTCTGTTATTTGCAACTGGTCGGCTTCAATCTGTTTTTGAAGCTGATGAATAGTATCTTCCTTCGCTTTGATGGCCTCAGTATATCTTCGGATTTCACCACGGAGGAAGTTGATGACATCTTTGTTAGAAATTCGAGCCTTCTTCAGCTGTTCTGCATCAATTAGCTTCTGCGCAACCAAACCACCCACCATAACGGTCGGCAATACGGCAGCTCCAACCACAGCTCCTGCTAATGAGGCTTTTGCTGCAGCTGCGTATTTCGGTGAAGATTTAAGAAACTCATGGAGAGCCGCCTCGTAGACAATGTGTCCACCTTTTTTCGATTCTATTGTCGCATCGAGCTTTTTGTCACGAATCCATCGACGCACGGTTTCAGGATTTGTATTCAGCATTTCAGCGATTTCTTTTACGCTATAGGTTTTCACGCCATCGCCTCCTTCCTAACTGAACATACTATATCACAAAAATGTAGTATTAACAAGTGCTTTGTAGCATTAAAATGTAGTATTAATAAAAATATTTCATTTGCGAACATAAAAAAAGAGCCGGTCCTAAAACCGACACCCTAAACGACACCCCGACACCCTTGTGCCTATGCCGCATTTCTTTGT